AAAGGGTGGGGGCGGATACGGAGCCAATACGTCACAGGGGTACATCTACACCCTTGGAATGCCCAACATTGGCAACGGTGGGTTTGGGGGACCCGAGTACAACATTAGCGCCCCGCAGACTTACAATATCTGGTGGCGAAATTGGGACGGAACGGCAATGGTCCGCCAGGGCGCATTCAGTGGGTCAAACGCCTACACGGTAGGAGACGTGGTTGATTACAACACAACGGGACCGTGGAATACAACAGGAGGAGCCGGAATCCTAAACTGGATCGCTGTGAATCCGGCGAAAAACGGACTGACGACTTGGGCTACCCCAAGCGATGCGCAGAGCGATTGGCAGCCGATCTCGTCAAATGGGTTTCAGGAACTCGACTACGACGTGTACGCCACGGCCATCATCAAGGGCAACTGGAATGCCTACTCCAACGGAATTCATTCGTCCGAAGCGATGGGGGGCGACACCTATCCCGATAGCTATTATCTGTCTTCAAAGCCGTCGTGGTTTGGCACGATGACATGGCCGCCGATTGATCCAACCAACCCTCCGACCAACCATGACCAGTCGGCAACCTTCGTGCTAATTCCGGCGGCGTGGAGGGCGATCAACGGGAACGAAAATTATCTGTCGGGCGGCACCCCCACCCCACACCACACGCCACGCGCTGCCGCGGGCGTACTGTCGCGTCGCCGATGACTCCGCATCCAGACAAACTACCCGAGGGCGAGGCCGGCGTGCCCGCGACCGTGCTACCGCCATCGCAAAGCGAGCCGCCCTTTGTGCCGCTGACCACCAAAAGCCGCCCGTGGAAGGAGTGGCTTCTCTGGATCACCGACATGACCACCGAGTTTGTTGACGGCTTCGTGGATGGCATAACCGGCGTCGGGCTCGTGGTCGGAACCGGATACAGCACGCAGGCACCGACGAGCACGTTGACGGACATCCTGGACTATGGGACGGCCGGCGCGCTTTGGACTGGCATCGCCGCCGGCTTGCTTGCCGTGAGAACTTGGAAGCGCGCCGGCAACAAAATGCCCAACCCTTTTCGGAGGAACGCAAAATGAAATTCGCAGGCATCCTAATCGCGGCGGCGCTGCTTTCGGGCTGCGCCTCCTACCAGCTCCCGCCTGTCACGGCCGCGAAGATCGTTTACGACCGCGCCGACCCCATCGGCGGCACGCACATCGAAGCGGTCAACGTCCGCGTCGAGAACGACACCGTCAAGGCCGCGCGCGCCACCTGGGTCACGCAGTACCCAAGCTGGAAAATCTCTGTCACGATCGAGGATTACGAGCGCCGTATTACCCCATGACCGCCTCCGCCTCCGACATCGACGGCGAGCGCACGCGGGTCCGGCTCTCGATCCGGCAGTTGGCGGCCCTCATCACCTCGATCGTTTCCGCTGCCGCCTTCCTCGGCGGCCTCCTCCTGCACCTCAACATGCAGCTCTCCGAACTCCGCACGACGATCGCCCTCTTTCGCCAGTCGAGCGAATACCGCCTCGAGGCCATGGAAAAACGCATTGCCCAGGCGGAGGAGACCGTCCGCGCCATCCAGCGCATGGGCCGCGACGAGTGAAGCGCGGACCCCACCTCCTCGGCTTCTGCGGCCCGGCGCAGGCCGGCAAGACGACCGCGGCCTGCACCGTGGTCGGCCGCTTCCCCGGCTGGACCCGGATTTCCTTTGCCGATCCGCTCCGCGCCATGCTGCGGGCGCTCGGCCTCACGCCCGAAGACATGAGCGACCGCAAGGAGGAGCCCATGGCGATTCTCTGTGGGCGCACCCCGCGCTACGCGCTGCAGACCCTCGGCACCGAGTGGGGGCGCCGCCTGGTGGGTGATGACATCTGGCTCCGGGCGGCGGAGCAGCGGGTGAAGCACCTTCTCTGCGCCGGGCACAGCGTGGTCATCGACGACGTCCGTTTCGACAACGAGGCCGAGATGATCAGGGAGCGCGGCGGCAGGGTCGTCCTGCTCGCTCGGCCCGGGTTCTCGGCGTCGCGCGCGCACGCCAGCGAGGCCGGCGTGCACGAACACCTCGTCGATCACGTGATCGAAGCCGCCGACCTTTCGCAACTCACCACCGGCGTCTTCGCCTGCATCGACCGCTTGGCCCGTGAATCCTGAACTCCGCACATGAAGCCACCGCCCCGCCGCGGCGCGGCAAAGCCGGAACTGGTCCGCCGCGCCTGCGCTGATTTTCCCGATAGCCCCACCAAGACGCTCGCCCGCAAGCTGTACGCCGAGCACGGCCAACTCTGGCCCACCTTCGACGCCTGCTTCCAGGCCGTGCGCAACGTCCGGGGCAATAAGGGCGCGCACATGCGGAGAACCTGCCGTCCGACCTACTTCCGGCCCAACCAGCCCGCCGGCTTCGTCTGGCGCTTCCCGAAATCGTCCGCGGAGAAGTGGGAGCCCTTTGCGCTTCCGCCCGGCCGCACGCTCATCCTCGCCGACCTGCACATCCCGTTCCACGATCCGCGCGCCATCCACCCGCTCGTCCGCGAGGGCAAGCGGTTTCTCCGCTCCGGCGACTGCGTCCTCCTCAACGGCGACGTCTGCGACTTTTTCTCCATCTCCCGCTTCGACAAGAGCCCGACCAAGAGCGCACTGAAAAAGGAAATCGACCTCACGCGGCAGTTCCTCGGGTGGCTCCGCCAGACCTTCCCCCGCCAGCGCATCATCTACAAGTTCGGGAACCACGACGAGTGGTTCTCAAAATACCTCTGGCGAAAGGCGCCCGAGCTGTTCTCGCTGCCGCAGGTCTCGCTCGAGAACATCCTCACGCAGGCCGTGGGCGCCGAGCCCGCCATCGGCGGCATCGAGTTTCTTTCCAACCAGGAGAAAATCACCGCCGGCCACCTCGACATCCTGCACGGCCACGAGCTCGGCAAGGGCAGCATCGCCCCGCCCGTCAACCCCGCCCGCGGCTTTTTCCTGAAGACGCTCGAATGCACCATCGCCGGCCATCTGCATCGCAGCTCGGTGCACCGCGAAACGACCAGCAAGGGCAAGCAGATTGCCTGCTGGTCGACCGGCTGCCTCTGCGGCCTCTGGCCCGACTACGCCAAGGTCAACAAGTGGAACCAAGGCGGCGCGCGCCTCGATTCGCACGGCATGGATTTCTCGGTCTCGCTCCTCGACATCATCGACGGAAAGCTCGTCTGACACCCTCGGCTCTTCTGTCGCGGTGGTGCAAAGAAGAGCATTTCAGCAGGAAAGCATGCATCCCCCGTGCTGCCAGCCGGACGCGGCTGGGGCAAAGCTGAAGATGCGGGTTTGAGCCCCGCCCGCGGCTTCTTTAATGTGAACCGACGGGCATTTCGCCCGTGCAAAGTGAAGCAAAAGTAGTATAATAGAATAATACTACCCCGCTCCGCCTATGCACATCGACCAGCGCCGAGTGTTCAAAATTATTTTTTCGCACGTGACGCCCTTGCAGCGTCTGGCGATTTTGGAGGATTTGGAAGCTTTGGAGCGGGACGTCGTGCGCGCAAAGCAGCCTTTGCTGCCTCGATCAGTTTCAGCAAGGCGGAATCTTCCTCGGTGGAATCCGGGACAATCGGCGCGGGATCCTTCGGTTGCCGATAGTCCCTAGGTTGCACAGTCAACGGAAAGGACAACTGCCCGCCGGCCTCGAGAAAACGGCAGGCGGCGGCAATCAATTCGCGCCCCAGCGCCGCCGGCTGAACGCCCTGCCGTTCAAGCATTAAGCGCAGCATGTCGGCCTGTTGTGGCGTGCATCGAATAACAATGCTTCCGTTGAAGCCATACCTCGGCATGCGGCGAACTTTCCACAAATCGCAAAAAAGGCAAAAATAATTCTTGCTTCCGTTGCTTCTATCGCTCACACCAGCAGCATGGCACGGGAAAAAGCGGCAAATGGATCGGTTATTCTCGCAGGCGCGGTTTGTGTGGTCCTGCTGTTTTTCAAGGTCTGCTTCGGGTTAATCGACCTGCGCCGCGAGCTGCGCAAGCTCGGCCTCGATCGTTGACCATGCGCCTCCTGACCGCCACCCAACTCGTCGAGGCCACGGGCTTTTCCCGCTGCATGCTCCAGGCGATCAAGAACGAGCCGGACAGCCCCTTCCGCGGCGGGCGCTACGCCACCGCCGAGGCGGTCAACCAGTGGGTGATGGCGCACCCGACTTGGCGACCATCGCATGCGTGGAAAAATCGACAGCGCCAAGCTCGTCTGCAACATCCGCCGCGCTCAGATGCAGGTACGCGAGATGCACGCTCTCGCTCTTGTGCCCCAGCATCTCCTTCGCCTTCTGCAGCGGCACGTTGGCCCGGGCAAATTCCGTCGCCAGCGTCGCCCGCGTTGAATGGAAGCGCAGATGCGCGAGCCCGTGGTCGCGCCGAAACTTCCACCACTCCTTTGCCGCCATTCGCGGAAGCTCGCACGTGTAGCGCGCGCCGGCCGCGCGCAACTCGAGCAGCAATCCTCGCAGCGCAGGGTGAAGCGGCAACGCCTGCACCCGCGGCTCTCCATTCCTCCCCTTTGTGACAACCGTGATGCGATCGAGGTTGATCTTCGTCTTCGGGTCCGTCCGCGGATCCAGGTGCACCCGCTCCATCGGCACCATCGTGGCCGACAACCTCACCCCCTGATGCAACGCGAGCTCGAAACTGACCGTCATCCAGCGCCGGGTCACCGGCAGCCCGCCCTCGCGTGCGAGCAGAGCCGCGCGGATCTGGTTGATCTCGTCGCGCGACATGGCGGGCGTGTGCTGCACGCGCTGCCGGCGGATGCCGAGCTGCGCCCAGGGGTTGGCCGCGATAAACTCGCGGCGGACGGCTTCGCGCAGGATGCGCGACATCACCTTCATCTCGGTCAGGGCGGTGTTGTGGTTGATCTCCGTGCCGCGGTGGCGGCGCTGCGTCGTGCGCCAGGTGAGATACTCGGCGGCGTGCCGGTAAGCCACCTCGCGCGGATGCAGGAGCTGATGCTCGGCGAGAAACTCGAACAGGTGGGCCCAGGCGGTGAGGTAGCGATTGAGCGTGAGTGCATTGTACCCGTAGTGCTGGGAGAGCCACGGCACGACCCAGCGGGCCCAGACCTCGGAGCGGCCGAGCTTGCGGTTTTCGATTCCGAGGGCATCGCGCTCGGCGGCCCACATGAGAGCCTTCCGCTTGCCTGCCTGGTCGGAGATGCGGAAAGGGGTTGGGATGCCGCGCCAGGCGAGGGTTTTGGGATCGCGGATTTTGGCATACCAGCGGTCGCGATCGTGCCGTGCGAAGACGCTCATGGGTGGAACCAAGGCGGAACCAAGAAATCGGAGCAACCCAAAACGCTCAGAGGAAAAACGCGACGCATCGAAACAAAAAAGTCCGGAGCGTCGTGTCACCGGTTCGATTCCGGTCTGAGCCACCACTCTAAAAACCCCGTTTTGGAACCAAAAGGGAACCAAAACGGGGTGTTTTCAGATGGCACGCGGCTTGCGGCGGTAGCGAATGTGGTGCGTGACCACGGCACCACCTTCACGGGGCTGCGGGTCGTGGTAGGCGGCAACATACACGATCTCGTACTGCTCCCGGGTAATCACGCTGAGGGTGAAGATGTCGCCTTCTCGCGGCGGAGGGGCACCGCGGCAGTCCATTTCGAGGGTGTAGTTCATCGGTCAGCAGGTCCGGCGGCGGGTGGCGAAGTGAAGGATGAGAAGAATGGCGCCGAGTTCGATGAGGGGTGCGGGGCGGTCGGGAATGGTGGCCGATTGGGTTATGCTCACCGCGTCGACGTAGAGGTCGGAGATGGAGTTGACTCCGGAGTTGTCGGCGAGGCGAAGGGTGGTAAGGGGGCCGCTGGCGGTGAAGGAGAGGGTGTGGGTGAGGTAGCCTATGTTCGGAGGCGGGAGGAGGGTTTGGCTGGTGATAGGGAGGGCTCCGTCGAGGAGCAGGGCAGAGAGGCTGAGGGACTGCCCGCCGCCGGCGCGGCCTACCGCGAGCGTGAGCTCGTAGGCTGCGCCGGCGGTCGTGGCGATGGTCTGCTCGAGGTAGCCGGCGTCGGAGGGGTTGCCGCCGTTGAGGGTGAAGTGTTGGCGTCCGTCGGCGGGGCTGAGGCCGTTGTCGATGCCGACGACGAGGCCGGCGTTGCCGCCGTTGCTCGGCGCCAGGCCCGTCCAGCCGGGGAGAGTGAAGGGGCCGGTGATGCCGATGGTGGTGGTGAGGAGGGGCGCCTCGAAGGAGCCGTTGGTGAGGAGGTTGATGGGAAGCGCGGCGAGGGGCTGCGCGAGGATGGCGATGATGGTGATGGTACGCATGGCGGGCGAGAGATTGGTGGGCTGATGCGCAGGGATCAATGGGGTGCTCACCCCCAATTTAGGGGGGATCGGGTATGACGGGTATTCTTGAGGCGCGGATTGCGCGGGTGGCGCGGGTACGGGGTTGCGACTTTGCGGAGGCCGCCCGGATGGTGGCGGTCTCGGCGGCGCGGAGGCGGGAAGCGCGCAAGCGGGCGGCGCGGCGGGAGTCGGAGCGCATGACACGGGCGCGCTCGGCGTGGTGGTGGGGGAGGGATTTTGAATGAGACTGGAACACGAGAAGCGGGAGTGGTCGCGGATCGATGCGGCGGTGTTTCGCACGATCACGAGCGAGGATTGGCGGCGGCAGGTGGCGCGGGCGCGAGCGACTCGGAACTTGGTGCGCGAGAGAATTCGGAGGCTGGCGGAACGGAAAAAGACGGAACAACGAAAGGAGATGGCATGAGTGCGACGGAAAAAGTGAAGGAGGGGTTGGGGATTCGAGTGCCGGGGGCGGCGTCGAGTGCGGCAAAGATGAATTGCCGGTCGGGCTCGGTGGAGCGGGCGCAGTCGTGGCTCTACGTGCCGCGGGAGGGGTGGGTGAGGTGGGTGGAGATCGAGAGTCAGGTGGCGAAAGCCCACGAGCAGTGGCGGATCAAGAAGGCGTTGCAGGGCGTGCAGATTGTGGACGGATGGGAATGGCGGCATGCGCAGATCGAAGAGGCGGTCGCGGGGCGTCGGGATCGGGCGTTGTGGGCGGGTGCGCGCTGTCTGGGTTTATGCCGTCGACAGGCGCGGGACGAAGAGGCGGCGCATGTGGCGCTTTCCCGGGACGAAATGGCGAAGCTGGGGGTCTGGGCGGAAAGCAGCGAGGAGGCGGCGTGAGCTATGAACGAACACCAAAGATGACACAGATGCACGCCACCCCCGACTCTAGCTCAACACCGCAACGTGCCGGCGTGCATCTTTTGTCTGGCGATTTGTTGGGCCGGATTCCTGAAATGTGGTCAACGCTGACCGCGTGGGAGAAACTGCAAATCGAACAAGCCGCGGCGGGCTGCGTCTCTGGAACACTGCGCGAGTGGCCGCTTCTTCGGATCGCACTTATCTCCATCGGCGTGCCGGACTCGAAAGAACTCCGCAACTCTCACAGCGATCATCTCCGAGAGATGTGCGCCGCGATTGTGGCGCGCGCGCCGAACGCAGAGATGAGCCACGCCCATGAATAACGAAACCAATTTGAAAACCCCTGACGTGGGCGTTGGCTCTGGCGACTTGTTCGGCATTTGGATTGATGTTCGAAAGCAAGTGCCGCCGAAGGGGCAGCCCGTGCTTGTGGTGTACAACGAGTCATCGGTTCCGTTTGTGGCTTGGCGAGACTGTGACTTCCCTGACTACCAATGGCGAGATGCTGAATGGGTCGTGTTTGACGACGAAGACGTCACGCACTGGATGCCGATGCCCGCTTTGCCGAACACCAAAGATGAGCCACGAGCACAAAACCTCTGACATGAAATCGCACGCAAAGGGTTCGTGTGCTCGTTGGCTCTGGCGCCTTGTTGGGCCAGCTTGGATGTGGCTGCGGTTCTCACGAGGCACGCAGCAAGCCGCACTCAACGATGCCCACCGGCTTCTTGGCGATGCGTGGGCGGCGGGGCGCAAGGACAGACTCCAGAACCACACCGACAACTTCGCGCTTCCGCATGAAGTGCGGATGTTCGCCTGCGAGATCGCCAACGAAAGTCACCTCAAGGCCGCAAGAAACCTTCCTCGCGTGATTTTCCAACTCGGTCGATTCGCCCTCACGGTCAGTCGGCCCAACACCAAAGATGAGCCACGACCCCGCAAATTTTGAACTGGCGAGCGAACCGCCTGCAGCCGTCGAAAAAGGACGGGTCGGGTCGTTGGCTCTGGCGTCTGGTTCAGCCTCCGTCTTCTACGCGGACGAATACGTGACGCTCTACAACGCCGACGTGCGCCAGGTGCTACCGCAAATCCTCGGGAGCTTCGACGTGCTCATCACTGATCCGCCCTACCCGAACAACGCCGGCCACTTCGACGCTGACGTGCCACTGGCGCGCGCAATCGTGGCGTCGTGCGACGTGAAAGAGGCGCTGATATTCTGGAACGAACTCGAAACGCCACCGTGCCCGCTTCCGTTCGTGGCAAAACACGTGTGGCATCGGAACAACGTGAACGGGCGGCCATACGAGCCAATCTATCACTTCAACGTGGACGGCAGGAAGCGCCGGAGCGAGGTGATGACTTACTGGGCTATCAAAAAGGGAATCGGCCCGGCTGACCGTGAGTATCTCAACCACCCGACGCAAAAAGCACTCTCGGTGATGCAATGGCTCGTGGCCATGACGGAGGGCGTAGTGTTCGACCCCTACGCGGGCGTTGGCGCAACGCTGCACGCCGCGAAAAACCTGCAACGTCGCGCCATCGGAATTGAGCGCGATCCAACCTATTGCGCCGCCATCGCCAAGAGGCTCGCGCAGGACGTTCTCTGTCTTGGCTGAACGTTAAAGATCAGCCGCGCCTGTGACTGGCGCGGGCCATGCGCAGCATGGAACGTGACAGGCATAGGCGTTGGCTGTAGCGACTGGTTAGCCTCTGTAAAAACCTATGAAATCTATGTCAATGGTCGTCCGCCTATCGGACGCTCCGGAAACGCTCGATGAAGCAAGGAAAGTCATCGACAAGCAGGAAGCGGCCTCACGTCGCGACCGAGAAAAATCAAACGAGCTACGTCAAGAAAACGCACAGCTCCGCGAGCGGCTAGAAAAGCTGACCGCGTCCGCTGAAGCACAGGCGACGCACGCCGAAAGCATTGGCATGGGCGCACAACGCAGGCTCTCGCGAAAGCTGCTTTCCGATTTGGCTAACAGTGATTATGGGCGAACCGGCTGAGGTCATCAAGTTTGCGTCGGCAGAGGACGAGGCGCGCTACCGGGCGAGGCGGCAGCGGTCTGCCAGGGCCCAAGATGGGGGCCAGCGCGACAATGCGCCCGGAAGGGTGTTGCCGCACTCGATCGAGGCGGAGGAGCATTTGCTGAGCTGCTGCCTGCTCGACGGGGCGGAGGTGCTGGCGAAGTGCATCCAGGCGAATCTGCGCGCGGACTCGTTCTACGACCCGAAGCATGGGATCGTCTTCGCGAGGCTGATGGATATGCTGGCGCGGGGGGTGCCGCTGGAGTTGGCGACAGTGGCGGAGGAGTTGCGGGAATCGCGTCAACTCGAGCAGATCGGGGGGTATGCGTTTCTGGTGCAGGTGAGCTCGAGGGCGCCGACGACGGCGCAGGCGGCGTACTTCATCGAAAAGGTGAGGGAGCAGGCAAAGTTGCGGGAGATTATCCGGGTGGGGGCGGCGCTGGTGGAGGATTGCTATGGGTTTAGCGGGGGCATCGACGAGTTTGCGGCCCAAAGCGAGGCGCGAATTTTGGACGTAACCTCGACGGCGCGGCGGTCGCTGCCGGAGGTGATGAAGTGGGGCGAACTGGTCGGGCCGACGGAGCGGCCGGCGCCCGCGGAGCTGGTGGGCGGGGTGCTCTACCGGGGCGGGAAGCTGATGTTGGGTGGCGGGAGCAAGAGCTTCAAGACGTGGGTGCTGCTCGATATGGCGCTGAGCGTGGCCACTGGAAAGGGCTGGTGGGGGATGAAGACGACGCAGGCGCCGGTGTTGTTCGTGAATTTCGAGCTGCAGACGTGGTCTTTCGAGCGGCGGGTGCGGGCGATCTGCAAGGCGAAGGGGATCGAGTCGGCGCCGGATTTCTACGTGTGGAATCTGCGCGGGCGGGCGCGGGATTTCCGGGAGTTACGGGTGCCGCTGCTGAACAAGTTGCGGCGGTTCAAAATCGGGCTCGGAATTTTGGACCCGATCTACAAGTGCCTGGGTGAGCGGGATGAGAACTCGAATGGGGAGGTGGGCGACCTCCTGAACGAGGTGGAGTCCGTGGCGGTGGATGCGGACTGCGCGATGGTGCATGGGCACCACTTCGCGAAGGGCGACTCGAGCGAGAAGGACAAGCGGGATCTGACGTCGGGCGCGGGGGCGTGGATGCGGGATCCGGACTCGTCGATCGTGCTGAGGCCGCACGAGGAGGAAGACTGTTTCACGGCGGAATTTATCCTGCGGGATCTGGAGCCGAGGAAGCCGATGGTGGTGATGTGGGAGAAGCCGGTGATGGTGGGGAGGGACCACTTGGACCCGTCGGCGCTCAGGAAGGCGGGCAGGCCGAAGGAAAACACGTCGGCGGATGTGGTACGGGTGCTCGAGGAGGGGCCGGCGGGCGGGCTGTCGTTTGGCCAGTGGTTGAAGGCGTCGGGGTTGACGGAGAGCACCTTCAAGCGGCTACGGACTGAGGCGGTGGAATCGGGGCGGGTGGTGCAGTTCGGGCAACTCTACACGGTGAAGAAATGACACGGGTGCGCTCATGCCATGAGGTGCTTCGTCGACGTTCAGTTGAGCTCAGCTCCTGCGTCTGTGGGGTGTTTGGGTGTGGGTCCAAAAGGGTCCAAAATTATTGTTTGGGTTTTGGTCCCACGGTCCAGCGTTGGGAAGGGTCCAGAACCCCCTTTAAGGGGGGTTCTGGACCCTCCCTTTTGGACCTAGGGAGTGGTGGACGGAGTGAGCGGAGGGGATTTTGGACGTTGGGGTTGTATCGGTCGAGTTGACACGGGGCGGACGAGCAAGGGCGATGGGAACGCATTCGGAACAGCACAGCGCGGCGCGACAGTTCTATGCGGACGCGCAGCCGGTGAGGTCGGCGCGGGAGGTGTGCGAGGAGGATTGCGACGATGCGGCGGGGCGGATGATCGACGAGTGGGCGGAGCGGCTGGTGCGGGGCGGGATTGCGAGGATTCTGGCGCAGCGGTGTGCGGAGGTGGTGGTGGCGGAGATGGGGGAGCGGGATCGAAAGGTGGTGGGGATGGCTGACGGCGCGGAGGTGTTGTCGGGGCGGGTCGAGCTGCTGGAGGGGTTGCGAGCGATCGGGATCAAGATTTATCAAGCGCCGAAGCGTGGAGTGGCGGCTGGGGCGCTGGTATTGGCAACAGGGGCGACACACCGGGATTTCGGGACGGCGAGAGAGTTGGCGGCCAGGCAGTCGGTGAGCCACGAGTTGGCCGCAAACGCAGTGGAGGATTGGCAAAGGTCGCTGCAGTTGCCGAAGACGAGCGGGCAGAAAAGCGACGAGGCGAAGCGAACCTACAAGGACACAAACGGAAAACTAGGGAGAAACGCAGCATGAGCAAACGAACGGAAATGGTGGGGTTTCAGCAAGCGATCGTGCTCCCCGGCGTGCGCGTGAGCCGAACGGCGATGGCGTTCGAGCGCGTGGATGAGGACACGCTGCACGCTGCGGGGGCGTTCCTGCAGGCGGTGGATGCGGCGTGCGCCTGGTGGTGGGGGGACTTCCTGGCGGCCTATTGCGGCTATCGGCTCAAGCGCGACGAGGAGGATGGCGGAGCGATGGATGAGCTAACCAAGCATGCGCGACTCAGGAACTACGGCGCGGAGTATTCAATGATCTGCAACCGTGAGCCGAAGACGCTCTGGCATTGGAAGGGTGTGGCTGACTTCTACGAATCCTCCCGACGTCGGGAGGATTTGACCTGGTCGCATCACATCGAGGCCAAGGAAGCAAGTGATGGTGACAAGGCGGTGGCAGACAACTGGCTTGATCTGGCGGAGCAGCACGGATGGTCGCACAGTGAACTCCGCGCGGCGATTCGTAAAAGCAAAAGGGCCGCGGAGGATGAGCAAGACGGACCCGAAGCGCAGTTCGTGTTGCCGATGGAACTGGTCCATGCTCGGCGTTGGGGATCGGCGCACATATCAAGCGTCGACGCTGCTGACATCGACGAGCTGGTTGCGCAGGTGAGAGAAGTGCAGCCACTTATCGAATGGTGGCAGCGGGCCATGGCCCGAATTCAATCCGCCTCTGGGGGGGGCAAGGAATCTTTTACCATTGCCGCCTAGACAGAGGTAACGCGACTCGCGTCGCTTTTTTGTGCGCGAGGGGTGACACGGACCTGTCGTGTCGCGCCAGATGCCCGACACGTCGAATTCCCTCAACTCCCAGCGTGCCGCATTTTGGCGCGTTGACCTCCGCACGGTGCAGCGGTGGCTTTCGCGCACGCCGCCGCTCCCGGTCGACGATCCTGCGGCGATGATCGCCTGGGTTGCCGCGCAACCGTCGGTCACGCAGGCCAAGCTCTCACCGGCGTTTCGCCGGCGGATCGCCGAGCTCCGACTGGAGGCCGCGCGCTCGCCGTCGAATGCAGCAGTCGTGGGCGCGGCGCCAGCCTCGGGAGCGATCAAGTCCCCTCTGGTCATGCCCGAGGATCCCGACCGGGCGGCGTTCCTAGCGGCGCGGCAAAAGGCGGAGAGCAGCCAGACCGCCCAATCGAACGACACCGGATATCTCGCCGCGCTCAAGTTCGAGCGCGACTTCGCAATATTCAAACTCCAGCGCGCCAACGCCACCAACGACCTCCCCGTCATAAAAGACGTCACCGAGGCCATCACCCGGCTCTCCGGCGTGATCCACGACGAGGAGCTCCGCGCGCAGCGGCTCGGCCGCGAGATCGGCGACATCATTCCCCGCGCCGACTACGAACGCCAGCTCAAGGCCATCGCCTACTGGCTCGTCCGCACCGTCGACGACGCCAAGGCCGCGCTCGCCCCGCGCCTCGCCGCCGCCTCCGCCACCGGCCCGCTCTTCCGCCAGGAGGTAGACGCCATCCTCGAGCCCGTCCTCCTCACCACGCGCGTCCTCGATCCGCTGCGCCGCTCCGCGGACCTGCCGCCCGGCACCGGCGCCGCCCTCCCGACGTGGGCCCTGGCCGCACTCCGCGCCGCCCTAGCCGCCGCCATCGAGGCTCCGCCCGTGGAGCCTCCCGCCGCACCCCCCGCTCTCGCCGCCCCGGCCGCCTGATGCGCCGCCTCTCCACCCTCACCTTCGCCCGCCGCGCCTGCGCGCGCCTCGACAACGGCGCCAAGCTCCGCGAAGCCCTCGACCTCGCCCTCGCCGCCGACATTCTCGCCACCATGGACGCCCACGACGGCGCCCGCTTCTTCATCCTCGGCTGCTACCAGTCCCTCAAGTCCGCCCTCGGCCAGCTCCGCCTCGCCCGCAACCACTGGATCCGCCCCCGCCCCGTCGGCTGGTATTCTCCCACCATCGACTTCGCCAAAAAGTTCGCCGACGAAAAACTCAACCCCCTCCTCGAAGCCATCTTTACCGCCCGCGATTCCGACTTCCCCAACATCGCCCTCAAGCAGTCCAAGCTCTACTGGAAATTCACCAGCGGCTCCCACCACATCCTCTCCGCCAACACCGAAAACGACCGCACCGGCGCCACCTACTGCGACCTCTACTTCGACGAGCCGCACCTCTACGAACCCGGCTGGATCGAGCAGGCCAGCAACCGCCGCGGCGCCTACACCGAGTCCCAGGAATTCACCGAGACCTTCATGTCCACCGGGCTCACCGATGGCGAGGGCGCCACCGGCTCCGAGGCCGTCGGCATCTGGCGCTCCACCGACCAGCGCACCTGGCACGTCCGCTGCCCATCCTGCCGCCGCTTCTTCGAGCCGCTCTACCTCCACCGCGAAAAGGAGGACGACCCCGAATCCCCCATCATCGGCGGCCTCCGCTACACCCGCGCCTTCGATGCCGAGGGGCTGCCTGATCGTAACGCGATCGCCGATACCCTCCGCCACGAGTGCCCCCGTTGCCACGCCACCCTCCCCGACTCCCAAGCCTCCCGCCTCGCCCTCTCCGGCACCTGCGAGCGCCCGGTCGGCCTGTACGTCGCAAAAAACGCCAACCCCCACCCCCGCTGCTTCGGTTGGAACTTCTCCTCCCTCGCCATCCGCCCGTGGATCGACACCGCCTACAAATTCGAGCGCGCCCAGCTCGCCCTCAAACGCGGCGACCTGGAGCTCCTCGGCAAATGGATCCGCGAGGAGATGGCCGGCATCTGGATCCCCGAGAAATACCTCCGCACCCAGAAGGCCCGCCCCGTCGGCGACTACGACATGCAGACCGACACAACCGAGGCCACCCCATGGCCTGGCGAGGCGCTCGACCCCGAGGGCCGCCCTGTCCGCTGCCTCACCTGCGACGTCCAGCAGGACTACTTTGTCCCACTCGTCCGCGCTTGGGGCAAGACCGGCTCCCGCCTCCGCCACGTCTCCAAAGTCACCAGCCCCTCCGCCATCCGCGACACCCAGCTCCGCCACGCCGTGCCCTCTGAACGCGTCTTCCTCGACGCCCGCCACGACTCCGAATACGTCCGCCGCATCTGCGCCCCGTATGGCTGGCGCGTCTTCATGGGAGAGAAGGATAAAAACACCGGCTACTTCCACCCCGCCACCGGCACCTACCGCATCTACGACGAGCCCCGCTGGATCAACGCCTGGCAAGGCACCGCCCACGCCCCCGTCAACGTCGCCCAGATCCTCTTCAACAAGCAGAAAGCCCTCTCCCGCCTCCACCTCCTCCGCACCCTCGGCGGCCCCGACGGCCAGCCTCAATGGACGGCCGCCCGCAACGCCCCCGACTGGTACTTCAAGGAGATCGACGCCCACTATCGCATCAAGAAAACCACCGACGACGGCCAGGTTTATTGGGTCTGGCACGGCCTCCACGATGACCACGCCGGCGACGACGAAGCGATGCAAGTCGTCTTCGCCTCCATGGCCGGTCTCATCGGCGCGGAAAGCATCGAGACTTCGGCGGAAGATCAAAAACCAAAAAATCAGAACAGTGAACTGACCGACGCGAAGCGTTCGGTCTAGTGACTGGTTCACCATGATTTTCCGAATACTCATCGCCTGCGAATACTCCGCCCGAGTGCGCGACTCATTCCGCGCCCTCGGGCATGACGCATGGAGCTGCGACCTGGAGCCGTGCGAGGGCGATCCGCGCTGGCATGTGCAAGGCGACGTGCGCGAACTCCTCACGCCGGGCCGGTGGGACGCGATGATCTGCCACCCGCCATGCACCTATCTCGCATCGTCCGGGATGCACTGGACTGTGCGCGGCCTGCGCGATCCGCAACTCACCGAGGATGCGCTCGCCTTCGTGCGCCTGCTACTGTCCGCGCCTGTGCCTCACATCGCGCTCGAAAACCCGGTCGGCGCAATCTCCACACGCATCCGCCCGCCTGACCAAACAATCCAGCCGTGGCAATTCGGCGACGCGGAGAGCAAGGCAACCTGCCTCTGGCTTGTGAATCTCCCGCCGCTTGTGGCCACTCACGCTGACGGCGACCTATTCGCCGCGCCGCTCCCGCCTCGCGCCGAGCATGGCCGATGGAACAACCAAACGGCGAACGGGCAAAACAAACTCCCGCCGAGCAAAGACCGCTGGAAAGTGCGCAGCCGCACCTATCCAGGCATAGCACAGGCGATGGCAAAACAGTGGTCCGAATACCTCTTGACATGCGCAACCGCTTGCGCATAGATACGAGCGTGAAAACAAACACTCCTATCAAACCCGATGCGGCGCGCAGCGCCGCTCTGTTCGGATGCACGGTCGAGCAAGCCAAGCGCCTGCTCTCGAAAAATGCGGATGGCCTTCGCACGATGGCGGACAAGGCCGCGCGCACTGGAAAGAAAGTGAACGGCTACACCGAGGCTGAACTTCGCACCTCGGCGGCGCAATACGCGGAGGCCGCGCGATGAAATGCCCACACTGCGGGAAACGCATCAACGCGGCGAAGCTGCTGGGCGCGAAAGGCGGCGCGGCCGGCAAAGGCAAGTCCAAGGCTCGATCTTCCGAACAGGCCAAGGCTGCGGCTCTCAAGCGTTGGGGCACGCAGTCTGTGGTGAACACTGATTAGGCCGAACCTTTTCTGCCTATCATTGAAAAAGCCGAATTGCACCCCGCGCGCCGCCCGCCCCTTGACACGCCCCGCCTAACTAAATCCACCCGCTCTCCTTCTGACCCCGGCCGGCGCCCTGCCGCCGGGGCTTTCTGTTTTCCTCCCTTCCCGCTCTTCCCGGCCTTCCTGTTCCAATGTCTGCCCAAGTCGTGCAATTTGGCCTCTACCGCTTCTTCACGTTGCCCCAGCTCAACCAGGAGCGCCTCCGCTACATCGCCGAGGTCCAGAAGAGCAACACCAACCTCACCGGCGCCAGCATCAACGGCCAGAGCTTCCAGTTTCAGATAAACGGACGCGAGCTCACCCTCGAGCAGTGGGGCGACGCCATCGCCGCCGCCTACGTCTCCCTCGGCGTCACCGACTACGGCTTCCCCACGCCCACCCGTTCGACCACGAGGTTCTGCTGATTGTCTCTCAACTCTGGACTCTCAACTCTAGACTTTCAGCGCATGCCCTCCGCCACCGCCCCCGGTTTCCTCCTCGATCCCTACGGCCGCCCCGCCGTCTACGGCGGCCAGGGCAACCTCTACCGCCGCACCCGCTCCGACGATGATCTACGACCCAAGCCACCTTCTCACTTTGCCGATTTTCTGGCGCTGCTCTCCCCTCACCGTTATCGCGAGCTCGTCACCGAGTGCCGCTACCTCCGCACCCGCGGCCTCGTCAGCGCCGTGCTCGAGAACCGTGCCGACTACGTCAGCGCCTCGCACTACCGCCCACGCTTCACCGGCACCGATGAAGCCTACGGCTCCGATCTGATCGCCGCCCTCGAGGAGTCGCTCCTCCTCTGCAATCTCCGCGGGCCCCGCTTCGACTGGCGTACCACCTGGCGCCTCAGCTCCATCTCTCGCGCCACCGACGGCTCCTTCTTCGTTCTACTCACGAGCTGGGGCGACACCGACCAGCCCGCCCTGCAGGTCTTCGAGGGCCACCGCGTCGGCCAGCGCGATACCTCCGTCGCCGTCGTCGAAAAAGGCTCCGCCTTCACCATCAACACCGAAGGCCGCCGCATCCAGACACCCTACGTCGGCCTCGCCATCAACCAGGGCATCATCTACAACGCCGCCGGCCAGGAGATCGCCTACCGCCTCCTCGGGCCCGACCCCGAGGGCACCGAGGATCAGGACATCTCCGCCCGCGACATGATCCACGTCGCGCGCCCCCGCTCGCACAGCGAAGGCCGCCCTGTGCCCGACCTCGCCCCCGCCGCCCTCGACTTCCTCGCCCTGCAGGAGGCCCAGACCGCCGCCCTCGATAACCAGATCCACGACGCCAAGCTCACCGCCATCGAGACCAACGCCACCGGCACCCCTGACCCCAACCTCCAGCTCACCGGCATGGGCGGTCGCGGGCCCGGCGATGGCTCCCCCACCCAGCTCGTCGACCGCGGCACCTACCGCTACTTCAAGTCCGGCCAGGGCAACATCGAGGTGCCCAACATCACCCGCCCCAGCGTGCAGTGGATGGCCTTCGACCAGCGTGTCGCCTCCCGCAGCGCCGCCGCCCTCGGCTGGCGGATCGAGATGCTCGACCCGGAGAAGATCGGCGCCGGTGCCGCCAACCGCGCCTTCCAGGATCAGATCAACACCCGTATACAGGACGAGTTTCAGATTGACCGCCCCGCCGTCCGACGCGTGCTCCGCTACTTTGCCGCCAAGCTCATCAAGTTCGGCGTCATCCCCAACCACGAGGAAGCCGCCGCCCTCGACATCGCCCCGCCGCCCTATTTCGAGGTCGACCGCGCCTCCGCCAAGTACGACCTCGACGACGTTGCCGCCGGACGCTCCGCGATGACGATCCTTCGCGCGCGCGATGGGCACACCGACCGCGAGGTCTACGAGATGCGCGCCGCCGCCTACAAGACCGCCCAAGCCGTGGCCGCCGAGACCGGCGTCGACATCGAGATCATCCGCGGCGACGAAGGCGCTACGGTGCAGCGAACTGGAGCCCCAAACCAATCAACCACGGATAACGCGGATGCCACGGATCAAGGCACCTGAGTCGCGCAGCGTATCCGTGCCATCCGTGTAATCCGCGGTAAAAGACCTCCCCATGAAATTCGTCCACCTCCTTTCCCGCCTCACTGGCACGTATTGGCTCATCACCGACGAGGCCCTGGAGAACATCGCCCACCTCCTCGAATCGCGTCTCATCGCCGGCATCGCCCTCGAGCCCAAGGTGGAGCGCGTGGTCCCCAACGCGCTTTCCTCCGCCAACGGCACGGCCACCATCGCGATCCAGGGGGTCATCGGAAAAAACCTTTCGCCGCTTGAAATGGCCTGCGGCGGCGCCGACATCGGGGCCATCCAGGCGGCCTTCGATCAAGCCAACGCCGATCCGGCCATCTCCGCGATTCACCTCGCGATCGATTCCCCCGGCGGCACGGTCACCGGCGTCCCCGAGCTCGCGCGCCACATCTACGAGACCAAGGCCAAGCCCGTCATCGCCCGCAGCGATTCCATGATCGGCTCCGCCGCCTACTACCTTGCCAGTGCTGCCGACGAGATCGAGGTCACGCCCACCACCCAGGTTGGCTCGATCGGCGTGGTCGCGCAGATTCGCGAGACCGTCGATCCGAAAAGCGCCGACGGTCGCACCCGCCTGCGCGTCTTTCGCTCCGGCTCCGACAAAATGATGGGCACCGACGCCCCGCTCACCAAGGTGCAGGAGGAGCACATGCAGAGCAGGGCCGATTACCTCGGCGAAATGTTCCGCGCCTTCGTCACGACCTCCCGACCGGCCATCAAGGCTGAGAGCATGACCGGCCTCACCTATTTCGGCGCCGATGCCGTCGCCCGTGGCCTTGCCGACCGCGTCGTGCCATCCCTTTCCGCGGGGACCACCTACAACGCCGCTTAAACTGCTACCCCGCTCGGAACAACGCCCCGGTAGTGCGTAGCGCGCCCGGGGCGCCTTGTTTTCCCCTCCTCTGTGCTCTCTGTGCCCTCCGTGGTGAATCCATGGGTTTGACACCTTCGACATTGTTTAAGCCTCCCGCCTTTCCTTTTCCTCATGTCCAAATTTTCCGATCTCCTCGCCGCTATCGGTCTTGCCCCGAAGACCCTGCCCCAAGCCAATGAGACGCTCGCGACCGCGAAAGCGACCCTTGATTCCGTCGCCGCCCTCTTCACCGCCGCCGACCTCAACCTCGAACAGCTCCTCGCCGCGGGCCCGGAGGCGCTAAAGGCCCACCTCGAATCGATCGACAACACCGCCGAGCTCGCCGAGGCCCTCCAGGAGGTCGAAGCCTACGATCAGAAACTCGGCGAGGCGCAAGCGAGCCTCACCGCTCTCAACTCTCAACTTTCAACTTTCAACTCGTCGTTTGCGGCGCTCGGCATCCAGACCCCGCTCACTGCCAAGCCCGACGAAATCAAGACCGCCTTCGAGGCCCACGTCGCCAAGCAAACGACCCTCGCCCTCGCCAAGACCGGTCACCCGCCCGCTCACGTCCCGGCCGCCAACGCGATCGACGACGTCACCCCGACCACCACCGACGAAGACAAGTCCGCCCTCGCCGCGCTCGATACCTACATCAAGCTCATCGACGACGACAACCACGCCGGCACCAAGGCCACCGCCGCGGCCCGGGCGAAGTTCTACGCCGAAAACCACGTCCGCATCGACCGCGGCATGGCCCTCCGCCGCCGCCGCTGATCTTTCAGTCTCTCAACCCTCAGCTCTCAACTCTCAACCCTCACCCTTCCACCTCACGCTGAGCGGGCTGGCACTCGCTCATGGCTAACTCCCTCTCCAGCTCCCTCGTTCTCGACTCCATCACCCGGACCGTCGTCACCCCTCTCGGCGACATCCTCGCCCCGCTCGCGGCGTTCACGTCGGACTTCTCCGACGAGACCTACACCAAGGGTCAGAACATCCGGATCCGCTACGCCAACGCCGGCCCGTCCACCCAGACCAATCCCACCAACTGGGAAAGCGGCGATTCCGGCCAGGACAACGTCAACCTGCCCGTCAGCCACTACTCGATCTCCTGGCACATCGACCCCGACCAGATCGAGAAAGGCTGGCGCCTCGACCAGCTCGCCACCAAGGCGTACATGAATTTCGGCGCCAAGGTGTGGGATGTGGTCACCGCCCCGCTCACCTCGAGCGGCACCACCAACTTTGCCAACATCGCGGTCGCGCAGGCGAGCCTCGTGCGCGCCAACCTCCAGACCGTGTGGGCGGCCTGCGCCGCAGCGCCGATCAAAAACCTGATCCTCAACGCCACCGCGTACTCGCAGATGCTCCCGGCCGATGCCAACGGCTTCCGCCTCGGCCAGGGCGCCTACGGGTTCGACAACTGGTTCCTCGCCACCCGGGCCTTCGCCGGCACCAACGTGTATGGCTTCGCCGGCCACCCCGGCGCGCTCGGCATCGTCTCCGGTCTCCCGGTGATGGATGAGGAGGTTCGCGCCGACATCAACTCCACGGTCCTCACCGTGCCGCTGGCGGGTGGTGGCACCGGCCAGGGCGGCCTCGCCCCCACGATGTCGGTCCTCGCCTCCACGTGGGTCGCGCGCGCCACGCGCATCCGCTGGGCGTCGCTCGACGTCATGCTCGGCGTCGCCAAGCTCGACAACACCGCCTGCCGCGTGTTCGTCAGTACCGCCAACCCGTAAGCGACTTGTAGGGGCGCGCCTCGTGCGCGCCCTTCCCTCAGCCCCGCGCGCGCCTTTAACCGGCCGCCCGGGGCTTTTTATTTGCCCACTTGACACGCCCTCCGCAGTTGCACGCATGAACTCCGATTCCCCGGTTGCCGCTGCGCTTGCGCAGCTCTCGCCCGCCCCGCGCTCCACCGCGCTCGTCAACGGCCGCACGGTCGACGTCTTCGATCCCTCCTGGCGTCTCACGATCCTCGCGCCCACCTACGACGCCAAGGTCACGACCATTTTCCTGCGCAGCCTCCTTGGCTGCCGCGCCGCCACCGCTCACTACCGGATGCCCGACGGCTCCATCCGCGAGCTTCCGATCATCG